CTTTATTGTTCCGGCTGGAGCTTGTTGTTGCTGTCCAGCAAAACGCTTCCTCATGTCTGCTCTTCTTTGGATCTCAGATACCACAAGATATTGAGGTAATCGACCACTCGGCATCTGTGCCTCTTTCATCAAAGCTTGATCAGGCAGCCCTTTTATAATGTCTTCTTGCTCAAATATATTCATTAAGTACCGCCAGCTAATGCTCTATAAAGTCCAACGCCACCGATTCCAGCCCCTAACGCTTGTTGATAAGGACTTGTTGCAGCACCGTAGGATGCTTGCGTAGATCCAGGCGATATTGGCAAACCTCTTAATATGTTACTAAAGTAACTAAGCTGCTCTTTCGGGAACGCCTGTTGTCTTAAGAAGTCCTGATATCCAATATCCAACCCTCTTTGCTGCAGCTCTCTTTGTATCTGACCAGCTGCCTGCAAGTTTCGCAATCTCTCGAATGCCATGTCTTGCTCTTGACCGCCCAAAGTGCCAAGCAATCTAGCTGCATCTAACTGTTGACCCCTAGTAGCCTGGTCAGCGCCCAGACCAGCCAGACCCAACCTAGCTGCAGTTTCTGCAGATCTAATATTAAACTCTTGAGCAGCCCTGTTTTCTTGCTGTGCAGATAGCCTAAGCCTTTCATTCTCTGAGAACTGACTTTGTTGAAACTCTTCAGCGGCTCTTCTGGAGGCATCTTCTTGCTGTTGTGCGTTTAATCCAAGCCTAGCAGCTTCTTGTTTAGCTCTTTCGCCTATCTCAAATGCTTGATTCTTGAGTTGATCTTCCTGTTGTCTAGCCCTTTCGGTTGTCTCAAACGCTGACTGCCTAAATTGCTCTGCAGCTTCGTTAGCTCTTTGTTGTGCTTGCTGTTCGCTTAGCCCCAACTCTGCAGCAGTTTGTCTTGCTTGCTCTCCAAACTGGAAAGCAGACTGTTCTAACTGCGCCTCCTGGGCTCTACGCTTGATGTTTTGAGCTTCAGCAGATTGTCTAAACTCTTCTTCAGCTTGATTTGCTGCATTGTTTTGCTGCGTTGCTGACAGATTTAATCGAGCTGCCTCTTGTAAAGCATTCTCTCTGATCTGAACGACAGCGTTTTCTAGCTCTTGCTGTGCTCTTTTGTTTGCTTCATTGATTTCAAAAGCAGATTGCTTAAATGTTTGTTCTGCTTGCCTTGCAGCTTCTGTTTGCTGTTGAGCATTTAATCCTAGCTCTGCTGCTCTCTGTTTGGCCTGTTCGCCAAACTCGAATGCACCTTGAGCAAACTGCTCTGTTAGAGATCTTGACTGCACAGATGACTCATATGCGCTTTGTCGGAACTGTTCTTCTGCCCTTCTGGATGCATCGGCCTGCTCTTGGGCAGACAATCCTAACCTTGCAGCTTCTTGCTGAGCCCTTTGACCAGCCTCAAAAGCCTGCGTGGTAAACTGCTGCTCTGCTTGCCTGGTTGCTTCTGATTGCTCTATAGCTTGCAATCTGTATTTCTCTTGAGCTTGTCTTGCCGCCTCTTCTTGCTGGCTGGCTGTCAAACCTAATTCAGCGGCTTGTTGCTTAGCCCTTTCTCCAACCTCAAAGGATTCAATTGCCATCCTTTGCTGTTGCTGCCTTGCCTGTTCTGTAGTTTGGAATGCAGACTGCTTAAGTCTTTCTGCTTCTTGTTTTGCTTGATCTTGAGCTTGAGCGCTTGTAAGACCGATCTCAGCTTCTTGCAACCTTGCAGCTCTATCAGCTTCAAATGTCTTTAATGCGCTCTCATAAGCTGCCTGACCGCCTCTAGACTGGATATCTGCAAGTTGCTGACCAAGGTTTCTTTCTCTTTCTGCCTGTAATATAGCTTCTCGATATCCACCCAAACCCCCTGCTTGAGCTGCTTGTTGAGATATCTCAGCTGCTTGTATATCTGAAGCTCTTTCTGCTTCTCTTTTCTCTATATCAGTCACCAACTGCTGATATGGATTCATATATTTTTCTATAGTTTCTGCATCAGCTATAGTCCCAGCTTCAAATGTGGGAAGAGCTCCAAGATCCCCAGTGTATTCTGACTCTAAATCCCTAGCCGTGTAATCCTGACCTAACTCTCTAGCAACATAGCCAGGATCAAAAGTGCCTGCTTGATACTCAGAAGCAATGTCCCTGCCTCGATATCCTTGATCTAGTGTCCCAGCCTCATATCCAGGGTCAAAATCAGTGGCTGTATAACCGCTAACAAGGTCATCCATCCTGAACCCAGAGTCCCTAACAGCTGCCTCATAGCCTGGGTCAAATGTAGTTGCTTGATAATCTGGAGTAAAAGTTCCGGCCTGGTAACCTTGTGATATATCACCAGGAACATAAGTCGATGCAGCTCTCTCTGCTGTAAACCTGGAGGCTATATCTGTACCTAAAGGATCAAATGTCTGATCGGCTCTTGCGGTATATCCGGCATCAAAATCAACTGGCGTAAGATTAGATGTAAGTTCTCTTGCTGTATATCCAGGGCCTAAATCTCCAGCTGTATATCCAGAATCGAATGCTGTTGGTGTGTAGCCAACATCCCTTTGACCAGCAGCAAAGTCAGTTCCTAATTGTTCCGGCTGAAACCTACCAGCAATCTCCATTCCCATATTGCTCGGTTGATAACCGATCTGAGCAGCAATATCTGATGCCATACCTGTTTGTATTGGCGATCCAGCCATAGCCATGTCGTACATGCCTTGCATGCCCATCTGCTCGTAAGGGGTGAAATCTGCAAGTCTTTGACCAGGAAACGCTTCATAAGGGGTTGTGGTCTCGTACATAGTACGGCCAAGCAACTCCTCAAAATAAGGTCTTGCATATTCAGGTAAATTACTGGTTGTTTGTACTACCTCTTGTGGCCCACTAGGAGCCTTACTGCTTCCTTTGCCCATTAATCAAACCTCTTTTCATATACTGTATATGATTGCTCAAAACCATCTTGTTCGAGCCATTTCCAGAATCCATTTCTAGCGGTTGCTTCAATCCCAGAGCAATGATTATCTTTTGCCCATGAGTCAAATTTTTCTATGATGTCCCAAACCCAGTCGTTAAATCTTCTTCCACCCATAAACTGAACCGCTAACATTCTTTTATTTGGGTAATCTACAAACTCAGTGGTTCCTACACCGTCGATGTTTTTGTCCTCATCAAAAGCAACCCATAGCTGTTGTTGATTTTGTGATATAGATGCAAACAACATCTCCATATTCCATCTGCCTTTAGATCTAGCAACAGCTTTACCTAAATGATCTCTAACATCAGGCCATAATGTGTAAACATAATTAGTCGGAACCAAAGCAATCGTGTGAGTTGATTCTCTTTCTTCCGATTTAGCACTAACTCTTGGCTCTTTTATAAGATCCTTAAAGGGTTTAACTGACGCTAACTCTATGCTTGGCTTCATGCTGGTAATATACCTCCAGATCTCATTGGGTCAGGTTGGATAGTTGTTCCGGTACGCTCCATTCTTACTCTGTCTAGCATACCGTTCAATTCATCTACACCAGCATCAGTGCTTCCATCACCGATCCCAGAAACAACATCTGCCGGAACAATATACTCTCCAGGGCTAACTGCCACTGGCTGCTGCTCACCGATCATGCCAGGAATCATGTCATCCATGCCCCCTCCCATGCCAGTAATCTCGCCTTCTGTCTGAGCTCCTGGGACTATATCTTTAAGAACTCTGTCCCTAAGCATTGCAAATGTTTCAGATCCAAACTCATCAATAAATCTATTGATTGCAGCCTCTGCTTCATCTTCAGTAAGCTTACCTGATATAGCTTCCACAGCTCTTTCAATAATCATCTGCCCATTAGACTCCATAGTTGGAGTCATAGATCTGTCTGGCATATCAGTTGCCCCGCCTTCTTGGAGACCAGGAATACTAGGACGAGGCCTTCTTCTTGTATCTGATCTTCCTAATGATGGATCTCTTCTTTGAGAAATGAACTCATCTAATATGGCCGTATCCATCTCCGGCATAGGCGGTCTTATTGGAGATGGCGGAGGAGCCGGAATACCCATAGCAACAGGGTCACGCATTACGTTTGGCACTCCGACATCGGGAGAAGTTGTCGATAGTGGGGTTGCCATTCCTCTTAATGATTCAGGCCCTGCTCCGCCAAGCCCTTCCATACCGCCTATTAACATCCCAGGTTCATTTGGATTTTGAAGCACCTCGGATACAAAAGTGTTATCAAGAGGCACAGATCCACCAGCAAAATCACCCATAGGAGCACCACCTCTTCCTCCAGCTTGAGGATTAGCAGAGCCAAAAACTCCAAAATCAGATTCTGCTGGAGTTGCTACTGTGCCACCAGCCCCAGGCAAAGGACTTTGAACTGGGGCAGCTACAGGCCCAGCTGCTGAACCAGATGCGCCAGTGCCTGGGACATCTACTTTAGGCCTTTCATTCTTAAAATAATTTATCTCTCCACCAAACCCAGGTCTAAAATCGGCTCCATACTCTTGAGCTAATTCTGCAGCACTTTTTACAGGGCCTCTTAATGCAGCTTGTCTAGCAGCTGCGCCAGCGCCACCAGGTATTACTGATGATCCAGGTATTGCTCCTGGGCCAAACCTGGATGCAGCGTTTACCGCAGCTTCAACAGCAGATGAGACAGCTTCGTTCTCAAGCTCCCCACCCCTAGAATAATTATTTGTTCCGTTAACCAAGTTATCAAAACCCTGCAATGACCTTTGATAGTTTTGTGGATTTATGCTTGTTATTCCTCCAGCACGATATCTGCTTTGAGCCAGTCCGATTGCAGCATCTCTTGTTGCATAAGCACGATCAAGCTCAGCTTGTCGCTCTTCTTCAAAACGACGATTCCGATCCATGATACTTTCTTCCGCCTCCATCTGGGCTCTCTGACCCTCTCCTGTGCCAATAGCTGTCAGGGTTAGGGGATCCATTAGGGCTTTCCCAAAAGCCCCTGGCTGCCTAAATGGGGCCGTCAAACTGTCTGTTATTGTTTGCTCACCCCTTAAGTTAGCAAGGTTTTGAGTAAGATCTGTTACATTTTGAGTTGCTGCGTCTGCAGCTGTTTTTGCTGCCGTAAATTCCCCTATCTGAGCTGGAGTAAAAGGTTGAGATCCACCAGCTATTCCAGCTTTAGCTAGATCTGCACTAGCTTCTGCAGCTGTTTTTTGAGCTTCTCCAAGAGCGCTAGCAGTTCCAGATATCTCAGGGTTTAGCGCATCACTCGCAGCGCCTAACGCCTTGCCTAAACCAAACCCAGTGATCCCTGACATTAGTCCTTTTTTAATGTCTCCTGTAACTGCAGTTGTCGCTAGTCCAGATCCTATAGCTCCAGCCAAGGCAGATCCAACTGTCTTGCCTAAGAAAGCTTTACCAGCCATGCTGCCGATCAAAGGAGCTAAGAAAGGCAAGAAAGCTTCTGGCTGACCTGTCATCGGGTTCCTGGTTAGCTGGCCTGTTGGAGAAAGTGCGGCAATGCCTTGCACCTCTGCAGGGTTCATGTGAACCAACATGCTGTCTCCATAACGGCCTTGACGGGCCATCTGATTAGCTTGTCTTTGCATTGGTGCTGGTTGTTGATTCGGATACATCATTAACTTGTCTCCACTCCAAATAAATTAAAACTCACATTCGCTGCGCTTGCATAAACCTTAACTATGTCTGCTTGTGATAAACACATACCAATAACAACCGTTCTAGTTGTTGTCGCAGCTAAGTCTTCATCAAAAAATATAAACTGTTTATCATCAGCTGTAGCGCCGTTGACATGGATGCTAACCCTGAAGGTGATCCCCGATCCCCCTCTGTTGCATATCACCAGGGAACTAACTGTTGTTTGATTTAAATCAGGAACCGTATAAAGAACTGTCGTAGTTGTTGCTGACACATCAACCTGACCTAGAACTTTTATGACATCTGTCACGATGCGCCCATCAACAAGAATTGAAATCGACGCATAGCCAGAGATCCGTTTTTATCTCCCTGGGTTTTTGCCAACTGAATGTCGTTTTCTACTGTCTGAAAGCCAAGCTCTATCGTTCTTCTCGTAACAGCTTCGTTTTCTTTCTGATAGTCATCTGGCGCTATTGGTAACGGTATGTTTCTTTGCGTTGTCATTATCTTCTGCCATCCTGGCGCATATCAAATCTTAGATCCCCCAATCTCCATTTATAGCCAGACCCATCGCTTTCTATCCTAACTACAGAATGCCTGGATCTATTTCTTATAAATGACTGCTTAGTAGATGGCGTTACAGTAGAGCTAGATAACGTAGTCGGAGTCTCCAACGGAAAGTCGCTACCCTTCATAATTATATTTGCAGACGCTTCAGTTTGATTTCCGGTAAAAGTAAAGTCAGGTATTATTTTATTTACGAACATATAGTGTTCGCCTTCACCTATCTCCAGATCTCCAGATTCTATAAACGCAGTCATTGCTGACCCATCATCATCAAAACCAACTTCATGCTCAAACAAGAAGTTATCACCACCATCAACTGCAGTAGATGCAATAGGATACTGCCTCGTTGCTCCGGCTATCCAAGCACCCCTTCCTAATGTCCCTACTGCCCACAAGCCCTCTTCATAGTTGTAGGATACATAATTGGTTATCTCTGTATTACCTTCTCCAATAGGGTAAAACCATATTACTTCATTGTAATCATTGTTTTCTGCTGCAAAGACCTTGAACGACTGATCTTTATTTAAGTTAGAAAAAACAAAGTCTTTAACGGAACAAGGAAGCGGCTGGACAGATCCGTTGTAAACATAGAAGTTACCCCTATCCATGAAGTAAACAACGCCCCTGGCGTTTACAGCTGCGTTAGGAGATATCATTGATACATCGGTACTCAACGTGCTGAAGTTAAATATAAACGGAGCACCAACAAATCTCATGGAGTGTAAGCTTGCGTCTGTCCAGATAAGTATCTCTTGTCTTGTTTGAACTGCCCCGATTATCTGAGATCCTGAGTTTATACGGACACCACCAGCACTATTGGTTGCTGTTGGAGTCCAGTCTCCAGCATTCTCTTGATCTGAGAATCTAACTAATAAAGGATCTATGTTTGCAGATCCTATGGGATTAGATCCAAAAGCAATCACATGGCGGTCTTCATCAGAAACCAAAACCTGTAAAGCAACAGTTGGTTGGTTTGATCCGGTAAGAGTGGTGATGTTTACAGCCCTTGCTCCGGTTCCTCCAGACTCGTCCCAGTAAAATATTCCACCACCTCTAATGTTAAATATAAGATCCTCACCAAAATTATCCTGGCTAAACAATCTTAATTGGCCTGATGCAGCTACAGAGCTAGAGCTTCCAAAAGTACCAAACCCCCATGATCCAGCACCCCATCCAGTTCCTTGCACAAAAGCATTCAGACCTGTATTTATCTGATATGTTCCGACAACAGAGGATCCACCATTTCCAGTGTCTGAGCTGTTCGCTGTTACTGTACTACCACTCGTATCCTTGGCCTCTATTGTAAAGGTATTAGTCGAGGGTACGGTTGCTATTTGATACTCTTGATTTAACACATCTGCAGTAACGTTACCCCCCAAAGTAGCCGCTCCGCTAAATGTGACAAAGTCATTTACGACAGCCCCATGAGAAGTATCCGTAACTGTTATTGTGCTCGATCCGTTTGAAGCAGAGAAGGTAACATCGCCTGCAGATGTTGTAGACCTGATAGGGGTGACATCGTTATATCCACTGCCCTCAGCAATATAAAACTTTAGATTTGTTCCGACACCTAAGTACTTAATTGATTCAAGCGATGACCAGTCGTGTATAGATCTACATATACCAACAAAAGCGGCTTGGTTGTATTTCCTCCAGCCTCCTATTTTTTCTGGCCTGCCCTTTCTAAATCTAATCTTGTCAGAGTCAAACCATCCAGCATCAGCTGTATACTCTGTGCCTTCTTTGTTAACCCCTGGAGCAAAACTAATCTTACTTAGTGGCATTTAGTAAAGCCTTGTTCTTCCGCCCCTGGCTTTACCTCCAGGCATGCCAGCAACACCACCCATCATTGCCCCTCTATTGACTGGTCTTTGTAAGGGAGCGCCGAAAGGAGAGCTTATTGCAGCTGCAGCTGCATTTTGTTGAGCTCGACTAAGATCTGCCGCACTTGTCATTGGCACAATATTCCCAGTTGGTATCATTATGGGCATACCAATACCATCTCTGCCAACCATCATTTCTCTTTCAAACCCAAGCCCCTCAAGCTGAGCGTTAATACCCCCTCCCATAGGCCCAGGCTGCGCCGAAAAA